ATTTTAGCTCTCTGTAATTGCTCCAGTAATTTCCAAAGTTACATTGGCTTCTACTACAGCATCAACAGCACCCGAAACAGCAAAGCCAGTTACAAATGCAGAGAAGCTCCAAGTAGTAGATGGAGAATCATCAGTAAACACCAATTTAAAATTGGTTTCCTCTCGATTTGCTCGCTGAGTGCGCAATAGTGTGTGCTGAGTATTGGAAGGAATGTAGTTGATAGTAAAGCTCAACTGACCTTCATCCGCTAAACCCATGCGCTTTTCTTTAGCAGCAGAGCTTAAATCGGTAACATCAATAACAGTTGCCGACCCACTCGGTCCACTAAAGGTCTTAATTTCAGAGATTGCAGTAAACACTTCAGGAGAAGCGCCATTGCCAATCTTTAGTTCCATTCCTTGTGCTTCTAAAGCTGCTGAACTCATATTAGCTCCTAATTAGATTGCCATACATAATAATCCTGACTAACCCTATACACCTTTAAATCAGGCTCAAATAAATCTTGATCTGTTTGTAAAGTTGCCTTTACATTGCTATTCTCTAGCGCAGATCGAACCGACCCTGCAAGCACTTTAGCAGCAGAGTAGGTATTAGCATAAGTATCCACCTGAATGCGAACTAAATCAATAGTTGCGCCACCATCTAAAGTATTCTCAGGGGTAGATGAAATCCTTGAATAAACTACGCAAGGGAAAGTAACTTTCTCAGGGGCTACTAAAGGATAAACCCTGCCATTCGCCAAGCCTGATAAAGCTGCATAAATTGAAGTTTCTATAGTCATTTTTTAGCCAATTTCTTAACTTGGTTATCAATAGCTTTCTTCATTCTTTCCTTCATGATCTCTAAAGCGCCTGTTTTATTATTCTCGAATGCAGGTCTTAGAAATGGTTTTTTGCCCATTTTAGCAGTTCCGAACTCTAAAAAGCGCCAATAATAGGCTTCTCCCTGAGTGTTATATTTCTTACCTACCCTGCCTTTTCTGCGATTTAGGGCTGTGTCTTTATATTGGGCTTTGCCTTGGCGGATGCCTACAAAGAAAGTTTCTCTGCCAGTTGCAGAATTTCTCCTAGATCTGTAGCGATAAATGGCGCTTTTAAGATTACCAGTTTCGCCTACAGGAACAGTTTCTTTTGCCTTATCTCGAATCAAGCCAGCAGCAGCAGAAACAGCGCTTCTTAATGGTCTGCCTTGGATCTCCTTTGGCAAGGCTTCTAGAGCCATTCTAAGCTCTTTTAAACCATCTACCTTAACTGCGATCATGGTCTTTTAACTAGAACTTCTAGCCCATCTGCCCTGCCGATTTCGGCAATGTAGAGAATATCATAATCAACCCCATCATAATGAATCAGGGCTGTTTCATCGAAATCTTCTCTAAATCTCATGCGGATCTTTAGGCTTGCTTCAGGAACAAACTGCGCAGCCGAGAAATATTCCCTACCGCTAATAGGAACTACCTCTGCCCATACTGTAGCCAATGTAGAATAAGTAAGAATCTCAGCACCAAAAGAATCCCTAGTTGCTGTCTTTACCTTGATTTGAACTCTGCGATCTAGTTTGCCTGCTTTCATTGATCTCTCACAAATACAAAAGTGCTTATATCTTCTCTACCTATTTCGGTTTCCATTAGGTTATATTCTAAAAGACTAAAGCCAAAATTACTCATAAATCTTTGTAATCCTTGCTTTGTCCAATACCAGCAATGCTCATCAGGGCGGAAATGCTTACTCCTAAGAATATGCTCTTTGTCCTCATAAATAGGGCATGAGATGAATGCATATTTCTTGATATAGCTCAATAAATGAGTGGGATTGTGGATATGCTCTAAACTATCCCAAAAGCTCATAGCATCTACTGGATAAGGATCTTTATATTTGCCTACCTCTTTGAGCCAAGCAACCGCAGAAGGGTTAATGTCAAATCCATAGGCATAATCTAGAGCTTTTACAAATGCGCCTGAGCCAATGCCTATATCTAGAATCTCATCCATCTTATAAGCCTTAACTAAATCTACCCTTGCTTTATTAAGGGTTTTCCCTATATCTGTGTTTTCCATCACTAGATATTTCTGCCAATAGGCTTGATCATAAGGCTGATCTTCTACAGGATAATAGCCAATCCCGAACTTCTTTAGCCAGAGCAATTTACTTTCCAAGAAGCACCCCCAAATTCTTCATAAGGGAATCATTATTGGCTGTTTCTACATCCATAGGGATATATACCTTGCCAAGCCTATCGGGATCTACCCAGTTAGTTTGAAAAGCTCGATGGCTGAAGTAATTTGACCAAAGCATCAAAGTAGGGGTATTAAGATGCTGGCTCACAATAGTATTACCACCGCACCAGCCCACAAAAGCAGAAGCGCCTTTAATCAAGCCAAAAAGTTCAGTAAGGCTAGTTTTTCCGCAGAGATTGATTACTCCATTATCTTCAAGCTCCTGATTGAATGGCGCATCCCATGAGCTTCCTGTAAGGATTAATTTGTAGCCCTTAATTTGTTGCATGAAACTTCTAATCTTTTCAGGTGTCATTTTGGAAACCCAATCAGTAAACATCCCATGATTAGAAAAGTAGAAAATGATGTATGGCTCAGTATATGAGCTAGTGCAATCATCTACATTTATTTTGTAATTCCAGTTGATGCCATATTGGGGCATGATGTTATTCATGCTATGCCCAATGCGCAGGCTGCCATTTACACAAATAAAGTAATCATAGCCCTTAAATCCTGTAACTACATCCTTAGAGCCATCCATATACATCTGATGAAATAGGCGCTTTTGCTGATTGCCCATAGGCTGATTATCATATCCAGCAAACTTTACAAAAGGAATGCGACTAACAAAGCCATCCGCCCTTGGTCTGCCATCAAAATTCCATACTGTAATCTCAGGGATAACACCTTTGCAGTTTTTCTCAATAAAGGATTCCATCTTGAGCATAACCCAATGAATATCCCCAATACCGCAAATGGTTAGAATCCTCATCTGAACTTTCTACTAGCTTGATAATGCTCAATTATAGGGTTTACCCTAGGATAGTAATTTCTTGATAAATCAAAGATAAAGCAATATTCAGGCGGAAGCTCTGTAATTGAAATATCAGTCATAGATTTTAATGCCTGATCTAGATTTTTTTGATCAAATACTTCAGGATTTTCTTGATTTATTTGAATCCACTTATCTAAAAGCTCTATTGTTCTAGCTGTATTTTTAAAAAATACTGTTCCTGAAAGTAGCTCTTTGCCCTTAAAGCGATGAAAGGCTATATCACAATCTATTGTAAAGAATAGTTCAGGCTTTTGTAAAACCATGCAATCTGCATCTAGCCAAATAACTGCGGATTGATTTTGTATCTGCTGTTTTATAAAAATTGGCTTGTAATGGGTGTTTGCATCCCATGAGCCTTGATCATCTATGCCTGCAATATGGTAATTTAGCCCTAGCGATTCCAAAGATTGCCTTAGCTTGCCAGCTTCATTTTTATACCTATCGGTATAGTAAGATATAAATTTCATAACTCTTGGGTTATATTTGATGTTGGAAATGTAGTAATTGCAGAATCTCTAGAGCAATTTATAACAGTTAATCCAGCTTCTTGCATAATCGGATAAGCATTCTCAATATGCCTTAGCCATCTCCGCATATCAGGGGATTTGTTTAGCCTGCTCGGATGCTTACCGAACCAATGCTGACCTGAGTTTTTAAAGTCATAACCAAGTAAAAGAATGCGCCTAAAGCCATGCAAGTAGGCAAGATTAATAGCCTGAAATCCACTATTGTTCCCAGTTGCTATCATTCCTTCTTTGCAGAATAGCGCCTGTGTATCATGCGGAATTATATTTAAGTTATATTTTTTTGCTGCATTCTCATTGATAGTCCACTTCTGCCCATTAAACTCAGGCTGATAATGATCCCACCATTCTTCATCACAGGCATAAAGCACATCCGCCCAAGGCGCTAGTTTGTAGCAATTATTCACTACATAAACTGATGCCTTGCCTTGGCAATAATTAACATCTTCTTGAGTTAGGCTAGTTCCACTAGCTATACAAACTGCTGTTTTCACATTCCAATATTCAGGCGATAGAATTGCAGTAAGTTTTGAACAGTAGGATTAACCTGATAAGCCTTCTCTCCGCCTGCTTCTCTGTTTGCATAAAGATCGCCAATGATAAGCATCATTGCAAACTTTAAAGGATCAGGAAGTGGATTTGTATCAGGGCTTCCGCCTGAAGTAAAGCCAACAACATAGCGAATCTTGACATTGTTTTCCTGATCATAAAGATTAGGATAAGTTACATTGTAAGCAGGATAAATTGATGCTGGCTCGGAATAGGTATCAACAATATATTGATTAGCTGCAAGAGTTTGCTCTGCGCCATTCTCATCTAAGTATTTAATTGAAGTAACAGATTGAAGCGGAGCAGATAAATCAATCTTATCCTTCCATCCAGTTAGCGCAAGCTCAACAGTTTGCTGCGCAATAAATCTGTTTAGGTAATTCTCAAGATGCTGTCTAGCTGCTGTAATTAATGCGCTAATCAGCAATGTATCTGTAGGGCTATCATCTAAGCGCAAATACTCAGAAACATCTGCAACTGTTAAAGGCTCAAAGCTAGGAGCAGTAATAATCTTAGTTGCCATTTTTGCGCTTTCTCACTTTTTTGGTTTCAACAGCCTTCTCGATATGGGGCTTAACTTCTAAATTTTCCCATTTCATTGGTTTAAATTCTGCTACCAATCCTGCATTAATCCAATAATTTGCTACATAAGGATCACAATCAAAAATTTGATCAGTTGTAATATCGCCTAAAGTAGCGCTAATAAAATCTCTTTGTGCTTTAACTAACATGATAAAAATGGGAAGGAGTTTCCCCCTTCCCAAATCATTCCCTATTAAACAGTCAAATTACCATACTGAATAGAAACAGGGCGATAGATTGCCAAAGCCAAGCGAGCTTCTGCACGAACAGTAACCAAGTTCTTTTGGAAGTTGGTATCATCGGCTTCACTCATCTCAACAGTAGTGCCTTGGCGATTCCATACTTGAGCAGCCATATCGAAAGCACCAACCATGAACTTACCAGCAGTCATAGTATTAGTAGCAACTACAGGCAAGCCCCACAAAGTAGGAGCTAAACGCTGTGGTGCGCCAAATACATAGGCATCATCAGTAGTCTTAGTTCTCTCGATTGCACCCCAATCAGCAGGATTCAAAATGATAGCAGTTGCATTGTAATCAGCAGCAGCTACAGCATAGATCGCGCGATTGATGCTATCAATAGCATTATCACCTGAAGATGGAGTAAAGGCTGTGTGATTACCAGCTTTAGCTAGACCGCCAATATTCTGACCCGAACCATTACCATTTAAAAGCTGTTGATCAATGCGGAGATCAACACCATAGCGCAAGCGAGTATCTACATAGCTGGCTAATGCAGGAGCATCATCCATAACTTGCTTAGAGAGCTTGAGCCAATGAGCAATGGTCTTAACTGGTGCGCTGACTAATTCAAAAGTCAAAGCACTTTCAGCTTTAGTTGCAGCTTCAGCAGCTTCAGCAGCATTATTTGTGAATGCAAGCTCACGAGTATATTCAACCAAATTGGAAGAAGTAGTTCCCGAAGGCATAACATCACGAATGCGCAAAGTGCGGAAAGCGCCAGCAACAATACCTACTTGGCGCTGTGGAGCAACAATGGTATCGCTGTTAGCAGCAGGAGACCCCGACTGACCAGTAATGGTATTCTTGATCTCTAAGCGAGCTTTAGAAGTGCGACCTTCTGCAAAAGCCTTGAACTCCTCAGAAGTAGCAAAAGACTCACCCAAAGACTTAGGCATTTCATAGCCCTTCTTGATTCCTTCAGCTTGCTTCTGCTCGATCTCTAGAAGGCGATCACCCATTGCCTTGAGTTCTTTAGCAGCTTTCTCAGCAGCTTCAACAGCAG